CGAAGCACAAATGAAGCAACAGGAAGTGATAGACAAAGTATTCCATCATTTAAAACTTGTGCTTGATCAAGTGTTTTCACTTTACCAGCAGTATGGCCCAGACCAAGAATACTTTCGTGTCACAGGTATGCAGGACATGCAAAAGTATGACAAAGGCAATGCTGGTGAACGATTTGATTTTTATATGCAGTTTGATGCTGCCACACAAGATCCAGAACAAATGCTTGAGCGTGTAAAAGCAATTGCCGAGCTAGGTGGTATACTTGACAAGAATGGCACGCTGGACACCGAAAGATTATTACAAATTGCAGTTGGACAGATTTTACCGGGTGCTGCGGAAAGTGTCATGCTTCCCAAGGAAACTGCCTCGCAAAAAGCAATGGATGAAGAAAGGCAAACCATTGCAGAAATCTTTGCAGGTGTACCACCCAACGTAAAACCAAACGATGCGCATGAGATGAAACTGCAAGTGTTCCAGCAATGGTTGGCACAACCAGATATCACACAAAAGGTACAGCAAGATCCTGCATTACAGGAGCGTATAAATGGATACTTGCAACAACGTCAATTTGCTATCCAACAAAAACAAAACGCTGAAATTGGCAGATTGGGGGCAACTCCCACACAATTCGGACAAACAGGAGCAGCAGCTTAATAGGAGGATAATATTATGCCAATGGTAGGTAAAAAGAAATTTGGATACGGAAAAAAAGGTATGGCAAAAGCCAAGTCTTACGCAAAAAAGACGGGCAAGAAAATGTCCTACAAGCGCAAAAAGAAGTGAGCATCAATTATCGTGGCGAGCGTTTTAGTGGTTATAATAAACCCAAGCGGACACCCGGTAAGTCCAAGAAGTTTGCTGTCCTTGCTAAAGAAGGAGATAAGGTACGTCTTGTACGCTATGGAGACCCAAACATGCGCATACGAAAGTCAGAACCCGCCAGACGTAAATCCTTCCGAGCAAGACATAAATGCGATGAGAAGAAGTCTAAACTGACTGCTGGATATTGGAGTTGTAAAAAATGGTAGCTAAGAAGAAAGCTAAGTCCCGTGTGAATGAGGCTGGTAATTACACTAAGCCAACTATGCGCAAGAGACTATTTAATAAGATTAAGGCAGGCTCAAAGGGCGGTAAAAGTGGACAGTGGAGTGCGCGCAAAGCACAAATGCTTGCGAAGCAATACAAAGCAGCAGGTGGAGGTTATCGCAACTAATGCCATTAAAGAAGTCACAGAAGTCACTCAAGAAGTGGACAGGACAGAAGTGGAGAACTGCATCTGGCAAGAAGTCATCCGAAACAGGTGAGGTGTACGCTCCGGCAAGTAAGATTAAAAGATTAAAAAGCACAAAGGCAGGCAGAGCAAAACTTGCTGCTGCAAATCGAAAAAAGCGGGCAGCTACCAAAAAAGGCAAGCAATATGCCAAGCATGGTCTGCATAAAAGAAAGCGTTCATAATGTGTCCCATCTGCAACGAGAATTGTGAATCGCACATTTGCGAAATAACAAAACCTACCCAATGAGTCCACGCAAGAAAAAGACCTACCACGAGATTGACCCGGAAGAGGCAATCCAGGCATTATCCACTTTAAAGAATGACCCGCACTTCAAGCAATACATTGCCATGCGTGAAGCAATGAGGGAGGAAGTAATCCGGCAATTGCAGACTCCTGCAATTATCGATAGCACAAACAGACATTACATGATGTGTGGCAAGCTCGAAGCAATAGATGAGGAACTAGACACTTTTTATAAACTATAACTTTTCTTGTTGTTAATATTGGTTCATAGTTATTCCCCCCCGTGTCCTTTGTGGGGTAAGGGCGCGGGGGTTTTTTGTTGCTCTTTGTAGTCGTTTGTATTACATTTTGCTACACTAGGCAATCTATGCCTTGATCTTATGGAAACATTAACTGAAGAGGTTGTCTCAGAATCCTCTGAAAATTCTGCTGAAGATAGTTTAACGTCAGGTGAAGGGAATCTCACAATGGCAGAACTTGCATCAAGTTTGATGCAGAAACGCCAAAGCGAGGAAACCGAAACCACAACCGAAGAGGAATCAGAAGCCGTTGCAGAAGAATCTACGGAAGAAGAAGAACCTTCGGATCAGTCTGCTGAAGAGCCGGATGAATCAGAAGAGGAATCAGATGAGCCGCCCGTACAGTCTTCAGATGTTCTTTCAAAGTTTAACGTAGACCTGGATTCATTATCCGAGGAGGAGTCAAAGGAATTAGCCAAGCATCTCAATGCTTCTGCAATCAAGCGGTTTGGAAAGCTCACCGCGCAGAAACATGCATTGCTTGCCGAGAACCAAGAACTCCAAGCACAAGTTGAGCAAGCACCCGTGCCTGCTGAACAACCTGCATTCCTAAAGGATAATGCCCTGCATAATGTCAACGACATCAACGCACTTACCAAGGAAGTTGAGAACCTTAATACGCTCATTGAATGGGCAGACGAAGGGATGGAAAACGAAGTGGAGTACGATGATGCTGGCAATGAATATGTGGTCAAGGATGGTGATAAGACTTACACCAAGTCTGACTTGAGACGCATCAAAGCGAATGCCAAAAAGATCCTTCGCAAAGATGCTCCTGCAAGACAGGCATGGATAAAGGAACGTCAACAATCTGACCAACAAGCAGTTCAAACTTTCGAGTTCCTAAGTGATGCAGAAAGTGAGGACTACAAAATGTTCATGCAGGTAAAGCAAAGTCCGCTTTACAAACCATTAGTTGACCACCTACCCAACAGCAACTTTGCACTTGGGCTTATGGTGGAAGGATTGAAGGCAGTAAAAGCAAGACAAGCCAATGCAGGTCAACCCAAGAAATTGAAGAAACCAACTGCCCCTGTCGCAAGTACAGAAGCTGGTGCAAGTAAACCAAGATCCGAGGGAAGTAAACATAAGAAGCTTGTCCAGGCTGCTCATGCTAAATTTGAGAAGTCAGGCAACATAGCAGACTACCAACATTACATAAAACTAAAGCGAGCAATCGCTAAATAATTTAAACAAAATTAGGAGGATATAAAAAATGGCTAAAAGTACTACGTACAATACTGCTGGTAATAAAGAGGATCTCACGTCGATAATTTCAGTTTTAGAACCTGAGGCAACGCCTTTCGTTTCATTGATGAAAAAGGGAAAAGCAACCGGGACATTCTTTGAATACCAAGTTGATAAATTAAACTCGCCAGAATTTGGTGGAGTAGAAGAAGGCGAAGATGTAACTGCATTTAAAAACCAGTCCGCTGACCGGGCACGTATTGGGAATTATATACAAAAATTTCGCGATACATTCATGGTATCTGATTTGCAAGAGATGGTTGACACTGCTGGTGTCGCATCTGAATTTGCAAACGCTGAGTCTAAAGCAGTACGCAATGTAAAACGTTCAATTGAAAGTGCATTTTGTTCTGCACAAGATCGTCAAGCAGACGCTGGAGCAGGCGCACCTTACAAAACACGAGGCATGTTAAAGTGGCTTGGAGTAGGTGGACAACCTTCTGATGTTCCTACATTCGCACAGAATGTTGCTAATGACACAGGTGGAACTCCTGTAACAGAAACTGAGTTCAATGCTGTACTTCAGTCTTTGTACGAAGCTAACGGAATGCCCGGTGGACAGTTGACCTTGCTTGCAGGCCCAGCATTGAAGAAAGATATATCAAACTTCTCTCGTCAGCTTGCAGCTACCAACGGAACTTACACAGTTAACCAGGACGCAGAAAGCAAGAAGATAACGCTTTCAGTTAACGTTTACGAGGGTGATTTTGGAAATATTTTCGTTACTCCTAGTCTGTTTGTAAATAGGACTTCAGGAAGTGACACAGTTGACGCAAACGCAGGACTCTTAATTGATCCTGAGTATGTATCCATGATGTCCTTGAAAGCTGAGTCTGTAACTGAGCTTGAGAATCAAGGTGGAGGCCGTAGAGGTTTTGTTGATGTAGTTGCTGGATTGGCATGTTTGTCACCTGTTGCTCACGGATATTTTAACTAATAACACTTAAAATAAGGAGATTTAAGATATGGCAGAATTATCAAATAATGAAGCAGGACGTGGTTTCACACATGTGTATACCGCAACCTATGAAGACCTTCAAACTATCGGCAATGGTGGACAATTGACCATCGCAACTATACCCGCAGGTGGTGCAGTTGAGATGGTAGGTGTGTACGAAAGTGTCGCATTTGCAGGTACAACCTCCCTCGTCATTGACGTAGGAACATCAACAGGTGACCCGGATGAGTTTATCGAT